CGATCCATTCTTTGAAGTATTTTCTGGAACATAGTCTATTCCATTTGTGTATTCAATATTACCAATTTCTAGTAATAAAGCTTTATCATTAGGTTGATTTGGATACTTGATATAATCACCAACACGGAAGATATCAGTCAACTGATCATTTACATCTGCATTTCTATTGAATGTTTCACTATCAATAATTCTTCCATAGAAATCATTATCAATTGGTTGATTATCAACTCTTAAAGTCAACTGTTGAGTCTTGTTATTCCAAATAACAGATTTACCTGTGATAATGTTATCATATGTTTGTAGAATATTTGATGGATTTCTAGCAACGATTGTTGCGGCGTCATCAATTTCAACAAATACTTGAGATGGATTTGTGCTAATAGTAACACTAGTTAATCCTGGTTGATCGCCAAGAGAAACTGTCTCGCCTCTTTGGAATATTGTTGATGTTTTAACACGAACCCATACTTTAGATCCTTCTACCTTAGCAATAACACCAACTGCTTTTGATGCAAGTCCTTTAATTGGTTGATCATTTTGAATTTCAACACCAGCTCCAGCAAGAGTAAATTGGTAGATCTGATAGAATGTAACAATTTGATCTCTTCTTCCGAACCTATCTTCCTTACCAGAGGCATTTTCAATTCTATTTGAAATTGCTTTTACGCTACAACTAGACAGATCGATAACTGGCGATAGGTGAGATACAGATGACGATAGAACCATCTTATATGATAGAGAATTATCCAAATTATTCAGAGTTTCATTAATATCAGAAGCAATAACCTTTTGATTTGAGAAGTATTGCGGTTCATTTAAAAATGTCTTTTCATATTCTGTTTGTGAATATGAAGTATAATTTGTTGTATTGGAATCTACAGGAACGATATTGGTCGTCTTAACCGTTGATTCAATTTTTGTTCTAGTAAATGTTAAATACTGAACTTGTGGATAAAGAGTCTCAAACTTTCTATTATATGAGGCATAAACTTTATTTCCGCCACCAATAATATTACCAGATGCTTTGATTGGAGAAGTGATATTATAACTATCAATTCCAACGTTCGATACTTGGAACAATCTTGTGTTGAGAACTTCTGAAGTTATTCCTCCAGATTCTTTAGCACTTCTGAAGAATACATAAGAATCTCCAGAATCTTCAAATCCATTATCTCTGTGATTTACTTTTACTACTTGATTGTTGTTTCTGAATAGTTTTGATGTTGCATTTGTATTTGCCGTAGCATTAGTTTCGAATGGATTATTTTCAAGTAATTCATACCCTAGTCCTTCATTCTTAAGAACCAATTCAGCACTTCTTTCTATAGAGAACTCTGCTCTGTATAATCTAAACTTCAGATCTTCGAAGATGTCTTCTGTCCAATTGTCAACATTCTGTGATCTATATACGGATCCAAGAGAGGGTCGAGTAGTGATTACGGTGCTGGTTGCGATATCAATTTCTCCAAGTCTTGAAGACCATAGTTCATAATCAACAGAATCTGTTTCTACCGCCATGGCATATTCTGTATCATTTTGTAGATAAATTGGATGCTCAAACGCAAAGTGTGTTGGAACTGTAGATGCTGTGACGCCCTCTACATCAACCGCTACACCCATTCTAACTGCTGGGGTATCAATCTCTACAAACGTTTGTAATTCGCACCCTCCAGCGCCATTACCGATGCCTCTGATAACAACTGATGGTGGATCTGTATATCCAAAACCATTTAATGATATTTCAGCGTTGTAAATCTTTCCATCTGAAATTTCAACGCGAGCACTAGCAACAGATCCACCTGGCAGTTGAGGACTTTCAATTGTAAGAACGGCACTCTCATAATTAATTCCTGGGTTGGTAACTCTGATTCCAGAAACTTTACCGCTATCTTTTGCAATAGTTAGCTTTAACTGAGCACCGTTGGAAGCATTAAATGAAGTTACTGATGGAATTATCAAATCTTCATTTGCTTTAAATGAACGTCCGTTATGGTTTGCTAGAACAAGCGTATAGACTTGCTCGTTTGTTAAACTGTATTTTCCAGTAGAAGATGCTACTACTTCGATACCATTCTTGTCGATAATCTTTTCGATAGGACCACTTGCGGCAGAACTTGCTCCTGTAACGTACTCGCCTTTTGTAACATTAACATTACCATTTGTATAACATTTGAGTAGTGTAAATGGAGATAGAGTCTTCTCAGTTCCAGGAACAATATTCTTTCCTGGTTTATCTGAGTCAACGTTAGTTAGATATACTTTAACTGGTATTTGATTACTCTTCTTTTTAAAGAACAGATCAACACCAGTAACAAATAGACCACCATCATAATTCTCAATCTTGAATGTTTGAGCTAATGGATTTGGTCTTACTGGATTGTCAGTATTGCTATCTACAAATTGAACACCTTCGTTTGCTTTGAAGAACGCTGGTTTTGTTGATACTATTCCAGATGGATTTTCTGGCAGAATACCAGAAGCATAGTATTTGACCTCTGCGTAAGTATCTACGGATAACTTATCTGCATCTGTAGCACTTGACGTAAATCTAAATGTGAGGATACCAGCAGTAATTCTTATTTCCTCTGAAGATGTATCGTAATCTACGGTATCTACATCTCCAGTCCAAACTGCGTTCTCTCTTGGTGGTAGTCCTGCTGGAACTAAAATAATTCCACTAGCATTACCATTCTCATCTGTTGTGATAGAACCATTAAATGCAGATGGAGAATTTCCAGCAATACCACTAAATCTTAAATCTGGATTAACCCAACGATTAATATTTCTTCCTTCAAGGAATACAGAAATATTGGTATTTGGCTTCATCCTTCTGATCACAAACTTAACGGGAACACTTCTTGCAAAGAACTGCAAAGATGTTGCAACAACGTTACCACGAACAGACTTTGTTTGAACTCCCTTAGCAACCTCATTATTTTGTGGACTAATATTTGATGAGCTCGCTACAGATGCCATATCAACTGTAGCAATTGCTTTTTCTGTATTATTTTCTCCAAGGGAATTAATAGCAGTAAAAGATGAACTTGCACCAATCCAGTTTACAACAAATGAGTTATGAAGACTGGACAGACTTTCTCTTACGTTGTCTTTTGCTAAGAAAATCTGATATAGATCGGTATTAGTATCAACAATTACTGGCTCAATTGTGTCATCATACCATTGATCAATACTTGGTGATAATTGAGCATCTCCAACATACTGAAGCACAACAAAAGGATTTGGATTTACAGTTTTTGAAGCAAAACTATTACCAAGTAATTCCAGACTTGTATACGGAAGGGTTACGATATCTCCAGACTTTTTATATCCAGAGACAACTCTCTGATCTTCTCTTACATTCACTTCTTTTAGAATGAATGAGTTTTCTTTTGATTGTGGACGAAGAACGGATTGCTGAGTATCAATAGCACACTGATAATCAAGTGATGCTAGATTGCCAATTCTATGAGACTCAAAGTTATCCACAAAGAATCCACTCTTAAATCTATCAAATCCAACTTCATCCTTGATCTGCATATTTAATGCTTGTTGCTCAAGAATACTCAGAGATGTGTAATACTCAAGGCGTTCAATACGCTTCTCAAGTTTTCCAATATCTCTCATCGTATATCTACGATTGTCTACTGGAGTTACCCTTACATCTTTGCTACTTAAAGTGTATGCTGGGATATAAACATAGAATAGAGGAATCGCATCATCGATGAGATCTGGTTTCGTTGGATTAAGCGATGAATTTCCTTCCTTGACAATAAAATTGCCTCTCTTATCTAAGAAAACACCATCAATCCTATCGAGATATTGAACCTGACTAAATGACAGCGTGTATTCTAGATTGCTATCTGATGCAGGGGAGCTAGCAATAACAGCTCCTGCACCAGAGAATCTTCCATTTGTAATGGATAGTGATGATGTATTTTGGAATCCAGCAATAATTGAATTACTATCAACCTTTGGTCTAAAATCAATTACATTCTTCAGATTAACAATACCATGTACAGATGAGTCAAATGTTGGAATTTCATCTTCGGTAACTCCAGCTTCATGGAGATAACTATCAATCACACAGAAGTCGCCTTGTGATTGCTCAAAGTAATCGAAAGCAATAACCAATTGACCGGAAGTTGGATTGTATCCTGGTTTTAAAACAATTCTGGAAACATCATAAACAGTATCTCTTTGTCCATTATCAAAAGTAAAGCGATCAGTTACGTCTGTTCCTGAAATTAAATTACCAGCACTATCGATTTCGGGTGGTTGTGCGCTTGTTCCTTCATAAACATATCTCATCTTGTATGCATCAGAATATGAGAGAATTTCTACAATTTCGCTGTCGTAATCTGTGCCTCTGAAAGGAACAACTCTATCACCAGAAGATGAGACAACAATTCTCTTATTTTTGATTGCGGTTTTCAATCTTGGTTTTGCGTTTACAACTTCAAGAGTTGCTGTTAACTTTAGTTTAGGGAACGTTCCATTACTTGGAATTGTGCCAAAATAATCTGATGGCAAACGAAGACTAATACTTCCAGAAGTTAATCCACTTGAAGTATCAGTTGCAGATGAAATGATAACAGCATCTGATTCGATGTAAATAATATCTCCCTTTTCGATATTTGGAGCATCTCCTGGATCCAGTACTGTAATGATGTAATTATTTTCTGAGAATGAAACAAATCTCTGAGTACCAAAAGGAAGTTGTGCAGCAAATGTGACAGTACCACCTGACGTTGAAGCTGTTGTGACAAAATCTCTCCTGAAGTAATATTTAATCTTAGTATCTTCAGAACCTGCAGAAATTTTCTTAATCTGTTTACTACCTGTTGGGAATACTAATGATCCAGAGTTTGCATTTTGTACTTTTGGACGCAATCTAACAATACTTGTTGCACTAACATCTCCAGGAAGAGCAGTATCTAGATAAACTCTAGTCTTGAAAACACCCTCCCTTTGTGTGGCGTATTGTACAGTTGCTCTAACAAGGGCATTATTTGAATCAGAGAATTGAATAATATCACCTTGCTGGAGTAAGGTTGTGGCGTCAGCATTAAAACTGGTTGATTCTAAGAATGGATATCCCTGGGAACCAAAGAAAGTAAATTCGGTGACAGATTTAATTTCTGCAAATTCTTGGTTATCAACAACAACATCAGCAGTAAATATGTTGGCGTTTCCAGATCCATACTGGCAACTTACAGATTTAACATTTTGTGGATTGTAAGTAGTAACAGTATTTCTGAATAATACTGGTACAACAGCAGCAGCGGATGCGGGATCTCCAGATCCAGATGGATTGATTACTGTAACTGCTGGTGGTTGTGAATATTCAATATTAAATGCACTTCTATTGTTTATGGTTGCCTTATAAATTCTACCATCACCAGATCTAGAAAGTTCGATAACTGATGGATCATATAGAACACCATTAATTAATAGCTTTGCTCCTTGAGCATATCCTAAACCTCTGTTTTGAACAACAAAATGAGATACTGTGTTGTCTTTGGCAATCTTGGTGGTATTACCTAATTCATCACGGATTGTTTCTCCGCTTGCAAATCTTCCTGATAAAGTCTTAACAAAAAGAATATTATTTGTGGAATATGAACCAGATGCTGGACCTTCGACAACACCGTATGCACCACTAACTAATCCAAAAATATAACTACCAGTTGCAAAAGATCCAGTTTCTACTGGTTTATTTTCAAGAATAATTTTTGTATAAAATTCTGGATCAAAATATGATAATCCAAAAACAGAATTATATGAAGAAGTTCCGTCTGGAAGTCTTCCTCTAGAAATAACAACATCAGTATCTGAATTAAATCCAGAACCTTTCTTTTGGAGATAAAAATTATTTGGTTTGACTCTTCCAATTACTGGAGTTATAGTATCACTATAATCAACAACAAATCCAAAAGGATTTGCATCAGCAAGAGCATTTGCGGATGTTGTGAATAATTTTCTTTGGAAAGCAGAGTCTCCAAGATCATATTCTTTCATGACAAGTTCTAGTTCATCCTTTGGACCAAAAATTGTTAATTCTAAGAACTGAACTGCTTCTGTAGCATTAATCAGAGGTCTATTGATTGTTGCATATGATAATGATTTTACAGTACCAAGTGCAGTTGGAGATCCTCCTTCTCCTCTTGTTTTAATATAATAGAGTGTTCCTAGAAGATTTTCAAATGTTCCATCTGTAATAGATCCAATAAGATTTGTCGTGCTTGTTACTTGAATCGTGATGGTTTTAATACCATCATTTAATCCAAATGATAGTCCTCTTCTATCTAAAGTTTGTCTGTGATCTGTATCTGCCTCGGTATTGTTTAATCCAATAGATCCATCGTTAAAAGTTGATTGTAAATAAATGTATGGATATGCAGTTAAGTCAGCACCTTCTTTATTGAGAGGCACACTACCATAAACATTAGTTACACTAAAGGTTGGAAGACCTTTAGTTTTTAATGTGATATTATCACTCGAAAGACTCTCTCTTGCCTTATTAATTTCAAGATACTTAGTCTCTTTATTTACAATTTCATATCCTCTAATATATGCTTTTCCAGGTCCAATACTGGCAACCATTTTTCTGGTGGCTTCTGCTGCAGATAGTCCATTAAATGTTCCAAAAACATCTTCGGCGTAGACTCCTCGATTTCCATTCTTCTGAGCATATTCTCTGATATCTACAGAGAAATTATCAACCACATAATCTCCACTTTCATCAAAAGTTCTTCTTGCTAGAGTTTGCTCTAACAGGTTATAATTTGTTGGAGAAACTTTTTTCTGAATTGATCCCTTATAAACTGTAAGAATCTGAATAAAATTCTTATCAGTAATTTCATTCAGAGAAAATCTTTTTAAAGATAAACTAATCTTTAGTCTATGTGCTCCAGGAGCGGTATAGTTGGAAGATCCAATAGAATTGTCATACAAACTGGCATCTTCTTCTGGAGTAATTATCTGCTCTTTAATATTAAATCCAACCTTAGCAGAAGGATTATCATAATAAGGATCAATAACTAGTAGTTCTGAATCATTTCTAACAAAATAACCATTTACAAAGTAAATACCTTCTTCTACTTTTACAGCAGAAGCATATCCCATAGCAGGACTATCCAAAGAAACAAACTCACCGTTATCTGGATTTTCTACTCTGATGCTTGTTGGAAGAACACTACCATCAGTTCCAACAACCATTAGTGGAGTATTAACACCATCAATTACTTCAAGTGTTTCTCCTTGGCGAAATTGAGGTTCTGTATTTGAATCACCACTAGTCAAATAATTTACATAAAGAGTATCAGCAGAAGATTCTGTTGCAATTCTGGTGGAAAGAACAGTAGCGATTATGCCAGAACTTAATCCTCTTAACTGAGATCCAACTAGTTGAGAAATATCATATTTTTTGTATACGATATCATTATTTTCATTTACAGCTACTTCAGAAACGGAAGATAACTTAACGTAATCCAATTTAGTGTTTAGACCAACCTCACCTGGAACTACAAGATCTCCTTGTTTGAAAGCATACTTACCAAAGCTTTCAACTTGATTTTGGAGTATCGATTGTAGTTGAGTTAATTCTCTACTCTGAATAGAGTAACCTGGACGGAATAGAATCTTATAAAAATTCTTATTCGCGTCAAAGTCCTCGTAATAAGGATTTACATTAAGGTTAGTCTTTTGAGGCATCGTACTTCGCCAAACACTAGTATCTAGTCCATAGTATTTAGTAGAGATAAAAAAAATCCCCCCAAATTCTGGGGAGATTTAATAAAACATTTATCGATCAGAACTCGATGACAAGTTTGATATCTTCAATCTGGTCAGGAGCACGAGTGATTAGACGACGGTTTTCTAGGTAGATAACATCACCAGAATTATTAGCAATCTCTGGATTTGCGAGACCAGCAACAAATGTTGATCCAAGAAGTTGTCCAGCATATGTAGTAGATACATTTCCTTCTGCGAAAGATAGTCCACCAGAAATAACATTAGCACCATTACTTTCGAATGCTCTAACTACTCCGCTATCTGTATGTAATTCTGTAGTTTGGATATACTTTAGAACTCCATTTGTAGTTGAACCAGAATCTAGAGTCCAAGAAACAACAGTACCATAAGCAGTACCACCAGTTACTGTCTGGGAAATTGTTTCGTCTGGAATAAAGTCAGCACTAGCACCGCTAATCTTTACTGCCTTTAGTCCACTCAGAGTATCTGCAGTAGCGAAAGTAGTAGTACCAAAGTTGTATGGATCTTTGATAATACCGATTCTGCGGAAATCGTTATCAACTGGGAAGTCACCGGAACCTTCTGCATATGTTAGACGAATATTCGTCATAATACGCTTGCCATTTAGTTCTAGCTCGTGATCAGAACCATGTCCGCCTTCGGGTGGAAGAACAACTTCTAATGATCCTTTGCCGCCTGCAGGAGTTGCAACACCAGTTGTTAAACCAAGATCACTAAAGAGGTTGCCATTTCCTAGGAGAACGTTGGCATAGGTGTAACCAGATCCACGAGCAACAATTTCTGCAGAAGTAATTTCTCCACTAGCATTTGTGGTGAACATAATCTTTCCACCAGTTCCATCGCCCTTGATTGAAGTATAAAGAGTCTGTGATGCAGGTAGGGCAGTTCCGATATCTTCGATCAGAACAACATCAACTGCACCAGCAACTGCTAGTGCTTCTACGTTTGTTCTTGAAAGGTTTGATGGAAGAACAATAGGCATGAAGTCAGAGGAGAGGAACTTCAGAACATCATCGGTTGGGATGGTGTACATATACTTCCAAATATAACCAGCACCAGTTGTTTCTGTATAGAGACCAGTTGCATTATCAAAGTTACCACCCTGAGTTCTTGGTTCTTCTGTAGCATTCTGACCAGAAGCATTTGAAGGAGTTTGTCCGTTATAAAGGCACTTGAAAACTTCGTAATCTGAGTTCATAACATAGAACTTAGCATTAGCGATGCTTTCTTGACCAGTTGCAGTTTGCTTACCAATTTGACCACCGCCACCTGGAGTAGCAGAATAGTCTGGCTTCCACATGTCAAACTTAGGATTTGCAACTAGATCCCAGTTATAACGGCGAATAACTGTTCTTGCATAAGAATCTGTAATTCTCTTGGCAGCAATAATTTCGTCATAAACACCCAGTTTTTCTGTCTGGTTGTCTAGTGGAAGGGGTGGAATGTCCTCAGTACCGTAACGATATACACCAGTTTTTGCGGTAGCAGCAGTTGTGGTTGAACCACCATCTGCTGTTTCTAGAAGTGTGCTTCCAGTAGGGGGAACGGAGTTGATACCGTTGCTTCCAAAAACGTCGGTTAGGAGAAGGGCATTTGAGTAAACTTCAGCAACTGTGGCACGGAATGCTGTAGAACCGTAAGTTCCAATAAACACCTCGTTGCCAACTGTGAAGTTGGTTTCTCCTTTTGAGTATACTTCTAGATATGATTTCCATGCTTGTGGACGACCCACAAAGAAGTACATTCTTGAACGTTCGGCGCTAGTATCGGTAGCACCCTCAGTTAGCGATTCTAGGAATTGCTTCGCATTAAAAATTCTAAATTTATCAGAGATAATAGCAGCCATTTGTTTCTCGTTCCGACGTAATTTGTGCCTGAGTTATTTATATTTATGCAGTTATTTAGTTAATTGAATATGGGACCAGTTGATCGCCAATACTAATCAAGTCAGGACCCCTGTATAGTGTACAACCAGTAAATTGAGTTGCTGTCTTTCCTGTATATTGAATTACAGATCCACCAGAGGTAAATAAATATCCAGAATTTGAGAAGTATGTTGTATTCTGAACAGTAATTGTACTTGGAATAGTACCAGAAGAAGAACTAATCGCTACCGGGTCCTGAATAGAACAATTTGCTAAATTGAAATAATCACCAGCAAGAGTATAACTAGATTTTCCTCTTTCTTCAAAATCTTTAAATGTGAATGATGGATAGTAGAATGAAAAATATTGTAAGGAAAGAGCAGAAACATTTGCTAATCCATCATCATTTGGTAGGAATTTAAAGTTGTCTATTGTTGGACCAACACTAGTTTTTTCATATGTTCCAACATATTCAATATCAGTTCCAAATGTTCTATTAACAATGTAAATAATTGATGTATTTCTCTTTACGACCCCGTAATCATTATTTAAATCTACTAAACCATTTAGTCTTGTAGTTGTAGGATCTGCGATATAAATGCTTTCTTGATATCCATCAACAGCTCCAGATCCAGGCGGAATTACTAAAAACTCTAATGATTCTTTTCTAATTGTAATATCAGATTCTATTATTTGTATTTGAGATAATACTTCAGAAACAGAAGTTGTTAAAGTTACCGATGGTGTAATATCAAAAGGAACTTCTATTTTATGGTTTATTTTAGTATTAACGCTGGATATAGATTCTACATCTAATAAATAAGCAACTTCTATTTTATGGTTTATTTTAGTATTAACGCTGAATATAGATTCTACATCTAATAAATGCTGAACAATAGATACAATATCTTTTGAGACTGTTGTTATCGAAGCATTTGTTGAGATTTCTATTTTCTTTTGTTTTTCAATAAAGCTATCTATCGCGCCAGATGTCATGGTGACAGTTTGACTTTCGGATTCGACAACAGTTACACCAGCAAATACAGAGGAAATTAGATCTGGGAGTTGACGTAAGAAAGTTCCAGCGGGCCAAAACTGAGCAGTTGTGTTATTTTCTGCTCTTTGGACATTCAAGAAACGATCCGAAAGCTTTCTGTAATACCTTACAACTTCATTACCAATTAACAAATATCCATTTGACTTAAACTTACTTGTATCTGGGATGTATACAATATTATCAAGAATATCAAGATCAACGTCAAGGTATGCACCAATACCATAATAATTAATATTGCCTAATGCAGTATTGTCAATTTCATGACTTATCGTTGTGGTAATTTGTTTTCCAATTGTAAGAATTGAATTTGAGATTACATCTTGTACTCTTCCAGAAATGACACTTACGTATTCCGATGTTTGTGGGAAAACATCAAGTACTTGAATTTCATCTAGTTCTGGTCTTGTTGTATTGAGGAATTCTCTACCAACAATTGCCAGATTATTATTTTGGTCAACTAGTTGAATGATCGCAGTAATTACTCTATCCGAATCAATTGGACTATCAAATATAATAGAAGTAAACGAATTGATACCAGGGACTTGGTTTCCTAGAACATTTGAATATGAACTAGAAACCATACTAAATTGATTGATTTCTAGATTTAATCCAGCATTAATAACAGATACTCCAATATCTCTGTCATCAATTACATCATATCTTCTTGCAACAACAATTTGTGGTGCTTGAGTATATCCAGAGCCACCATCCAGAAGATCCACACTAATAACTTGACCTTTACTTACAAGAACATTTGCTCTTGCTCCGCCGCCATTTCCATCTCTTGGGATGAAATGTAAGACTGGTGGAGTAAAATATTGATAAGCTGTTGGTTGGGTAATTGGATTATAACTACGCTGATTCCACTCCAAACCAACGACTACACCATCTTCAATAATTGCTACAACACTAAGACCCTCTCCTCTACTAATTCCATTATAACGTTCAATTTCAACAGTAGAATAGAAATTATTTGATACTTGTTGTTGTGGTCTTTCTTCTTTGGTAGTTGCCTTTCTTGATATTTCTTTAATTCGTCTGAATTTATCTTGACCTTCTACCTTAATAAGATCGCCATTTGAAATATTAACAAATGGATTTCTATAACCCCACTTAAAGAAAGTTCCTTTCCATGAATTATTATCTTCTAGAATTGTTCTTCCATCTTCATCCTCTTCATACTCAATAATTCCATTAGTTATTGATATAGTTGTATTAACAGTTGTATACTTGCCAGCAAGAGCAAAGTGCATGTCAATACCAGGAAGTATCTCTGCTTTATTTCCAATACAATCAAATGTTAATGTATTTCCAGAAGATTTAATATTGATAGCATTACCAATCATATTAAATGTTCCATCTGGATTAAATTGGAAAGCTTGAATTCCTCCTCTAAAATCTCCTTGTGTCCAATTAAATCTCATCAAATTTGATAGTCCAGAAGTTACTTCAACTGTAACTCTAGATTTTGCATAGAACCCATCTACATCAAAATCATAAATTTTTAATATCTGACCAACATCTCTACCATAAACATATCTAATATCAACTTTATTTTGTTCTACAGGGGGAACTGTGAAGTAGATATTTGGACCAGAAACTGTATATGAATAGTTTTCTCTTTGGAGAACTCCATCTACAAATACAAACATATAATCTGGTTCTTCAATATTTTCAACTGTTAGATCTTCTAGATCTAGGATCAAGAATGGACCACTTCTGATTCCATCAACTAAATTATAATCTATAGTCAAACGCTTATAATTACCTATTCCAACACCAACAATCTTTTCTACTGCCGTTGGTTCTCCAATATTTTTTGCTCCAAAATCCTGATCCCATATTGGAGCTACATCAAATACAATCTGGTTTGGAATAACAGTTCTATCGATATAGTATGCATCTGATCCAGGATAAAACTCATTATATTTTGGTTTTTGTAATACTGCATTAATCGTCAATAGTAGATCTTCGTCTTCTTCTGTAATTACAGGATCTCCATTTTCCCAGTAAAGATCAAACACCTTAGTCTGTCCATCAACATAATCTGGTGTAGTTCTAATTACTGTGGATGAATTAATTACATTTTGTAAATTCTCATACAAAGAATTCACCGAAGATATGACATCATCACATTCTTGATCATATAGAAGAGGATCATCTATTAAATTATAATTTGAATAAGTTAAAGTATTCGTCCAGAATCCTGCCTTATTCTCATTTATTTCTGTTATTTCTACAATACCAGTACCTCCAGAAATTATTTCTTCTACAGTTGAAATCATTGCAGATATAGCAGACTCAACTTCAGCACAATATGGAGATTGAGTATCTACAGATACATTATTATCAACAAAAGGAAGAATTGATGTATAGGTTCCTGCTCCAAGTTGATTTCTCATAGCCAAAACCATTTTTTCCTCTAGCTTTGACCAAGCATCTAGAGCAGCATTAGTTTCTTCTTGATTCCTATTGATGTAAGTTAATTCTTCACCATAAGGATATTCAGAATTTGTGTAATAAAGTTGAGCAAACTCGACAACCTTTCTATTACCACCGAATCTTAAATGATAAGCAACAGCATCAATTAAATATCCCAGATCTCTGGCACATTTTTCTTTATCTTCTGGTGGTAAATTATATGTGTCGTAAATATATTCACTAACTTCTTCTTGTAAATATGCCTTATTATTAATGATTAGATTTGATGCATCATAAAATGTTCCACTATTATTACCGCTCAGATAGAAAGTAGCACTATCGGAAGATGAGAATGATATTGGTGCTTGTAAAGTATCTCCAGGATCAACAGAAAATTGATTTCCAGGACTTACTGCACCAACACTAGTGGGCAAAGTGATATTTGATCCAGAGGTAGATCCATTTAAATTAGTAATTGCTGCAGAAGCTCCTCCTCCTCCGCCAGAATTTGCATATGAAGGATTTGAAACAGTTACTTGTGTATTACTATCGATAGAAATAATTCTGGTATTTGGTGGAAATGCTCTTCCAGAACTTACGTACATACCAACACAAAGTCTATCAGTATTTGAAACTGTTATCTTATCAGAACCCTGTAAGTACAATACATTAGATTCAACAATATCCCAATTTCTTATAGAAATAGATGCCAGATTTGTTGCATATCTGATTATATCAAGAGTTTCTGCTTTTGTTTTTATTGCAAATTTATATTTCTTACTATTTTTGAAACTATTTGCATAATCCACGGTTTTGGAGTTTCCTCCAAATCTTATATCGTGATTATATGCGTTAATAAAATATCTAACTGCTTCTTTATAACCTTCAAGTCTAGTATTCCAAGAAAGATTTGGATATGCATCCCTTCCATAACCAATAGATTCTTCTACAATAAATTCCTCATTCCTTTCTATTTGATTAGATGCATCTAACCATCTACCATTTCTCTGGAAAATGTTCCTTATCTTTCTGAGATATCTATTGTTAAATTGACTTTCTCTGAAGTAGAAACACTTACCATAGAATGTAACTCCTTTGTAAGTTGTGATGTCAGTAGATGTGTTACCAGTTAATTCTCCTCCAGGACCAAGTGGTGGTTGGGAGAAAATGATTTTATCGTCTTCTACTGTATATGCAACTCTTGGTTCTTGTAAAATACCATCTAAAGTTACTACAAGACTTTCTTCACTTATTGGAGTAAATGGAATTCCTTTGTCATCCAATACTTGGAATACTGTAGTTCCTTGAAGTCTTCCATCATTATCATAGTATCCATCAAATGGTGCCGCTAGAGTGAAGGTAAATGCACGGGTTTCATTAAAATTGAATTCTGATGTAGCAGCGGATCCAATACCCTTTCTTATTCTTGTATTTTCAACTTTCTGAACTGTTTGTGTAAGAGTTCTTCTGGTGTTCTCTACGGTTATCTTATTCTTTTCTGGATCCCATAATTGAATTATAGAAAACGCACTAGACTTTTGATCTGGTCTAGCATCTGGCATTTTTGTATTGCCAGAAGATTCTACATCTACTTGCCCAAATAACTTAAATCCAGCTGGGTGCGTTGTGGATTTGATTAGATCTCTCCACTGTTCAATAGAAGTCTTTGACTTTACGACATATGAATAATCTTGATAGAAGAAACTATCTGTCAATCTTTGATTTGATACACCAAGTCTTCCTTTATCTGATGTATAATATCCGAGATTATCATAAAAACTGGTGACATTAGCGTTAAATTCTGTGGTATAAATTGCTTTTACAATTCCCTCTGTCCTTGATATTTCTCCCCTGAGTGTTACACCTTGACGAATAGTTCCGACAATATCCTGGAGTTTAAGGAGATTTGATCCAAATCTCCACTCAGAAACTTTTGCTCTTAAAACTTCGACGCCATCAATAGTTTGAGTTACAGTTTCACCGCTCTGAAAATCTCCCGTAAAATCTTTAAGAGATACTGTATAGTTTGTCGTGTATTTTGGTGATACTGTTTTATCTAAGTGAAAAGACCCACCATTTCGGATAATTGATACACTTAATGGAGAACCTATTGTATCACTTTCGGCATATGCTTCAACTTCTCCTTCGATAATTTCAATTACTGGAGCATATGTGTATCCCTTTCCAGGATTCTCGACCGTGATTGAAAACAGTTTTCCCTCTCTTGCCACTACCTTAAATACCGCATCAACACCATCACCATCTATAATAACGATCTTTGGATTTACATAGTTTGATCCAAGTTCATTTATTTTGACTCCAGATATTTTATTAAGTTTTTCATCAAAGAGAACAGTAGCAGATGCTCTGAAAGTTGCATTTGGAGCACATCCAACAATAACAGGAACTTTTTTATAATTTAGTCCAGAATTTATAATTTTGACCGAGTTAATTTGTCCAACCGCAAACTGTCCAGTAGTTGTGTACACAATACTACCAGAACCATCCCATAAAGGAATTGAATCTAACGAATAAACAAATCTAGTAGGAGTTACATATGTAACTGTCTTTACTCCTTGTAATGGATCCTGGATGATTCTAAAATATGCCCCATCCGAATCAACTATTCCATTTCTATCAAAGTAATAGAAATTTGAAAAGTCAGTTCCTACTCTATTTTCGTATGTGTTTGTTGCTAGCCTTGCTCCGAAACCAAATTTAATATCTGTATAAGAACCAGAATTTCCTGGTTGAATATCAGATTCTATTTTTTCTACGGTTTCGATATTATAATTTCTACTTGGACTTAAATCAAAATGAATACCAGTAAGAGATGAGTGGGATGTATCAAAAACGTATCTATAGAATTCTTGAATATTGATAGTTGGATTTGAGGTGAAATTAATGTCATCCTCAGAAAATTCAAACTTATATTCTAGATTTTCTATACTTTGGATTCTTACCTGTCTAATTGGCTGACTTACATCAAAAAATGTTGTGCTTAATTCAACCTTTTCTGCAGTTAATTTTTGTATAGAATAATCATATACAATTATTGCATTTTGTGTCTCTGGATCATATGATTGAATATACCCAGAACCATTATTAGTAGAAATTCTATAGTTTGGTGTAAAATTGTATCTTGCTTTGTATAAAGATACAGTTTGACCATCGTAGTGATCAACAATACTGCTATTTTCAATTCCTCTTAATACAGTAACTCTATTGCCATCAATAGATGTAATTTCTACAATTTCGTTTCCAACCTTCAGTAGATTGCCATCCGAAAGGCCAACAGTTGTTTTTAATGGAATTACAGATGACTCTAAAGATACACCAACGTGATCGACATAAATTGTTAATCTGGAAGAACTTAATGAAGCACCAGATCTGGCCAGATCTTGATCATCTACGGTTACATAATCTGCTTTTCTATACTTAGATCCACCAGATTGAATGACGACAGATGAAACCACACCAGATGAAGATACAGTAATAGATGCTGTAGCACCAGTACCAGACCCCCCAATAAGAGGAACATTATTGTAAACACCTGGAGTATAATCTGCACCACCATTTAAAATTTGGAATCTTCCAATACCAGTATAATCAATAATGGTAGATACCTTTGGAGTTTTGAAAGTTACAGATTGATATAATCTTTTTCTTATATAATATTCTTTAGTCTTTGTAGCATCATTAGGAGAAATCTCGATAGTTACTTTATCTCCAATACCTAATCCATGTGGTGAATCGGTTTCAATCAAAGCAACATTCTGATTTACATCAAACGGCTCTAAATTATCACTTAATGATGTAAGTGTAATGATCTTGGATCCATCTGTATTAAACAAATTGCTGGACTGTAAGAAATAATCATCATCAACGATCCAAGTTCCAGATAGAACCTTAATAGTAACAGTATTCTGCTTATCGGTACTTTCTAGTACTTCTGCTGCAGCAATTGGTGGATTTAATCCATCAGTAAGACTTAAAATTGCTCCCTGTGTATATGAACTATCCTGATCAATCAGTAATATGAAAGTTTTGATATCTGCGGAAAATGTTCCAGTATTATTAAATGTTCCTACAACATTTCGTAAAACTATTTCGTTGTCGTTTTGAACTGTTCCGACAATTTGACCAGAAGCACCTGAAGCTGGTTGTCTTAGAACATCGTCAGCAAACAAATAGGCACTTTGAATCGTCGTTAATTTTACTACCTTATCTTCTTTACTTTCTAGATAATTTACATTTTTTCCTTTGACAGAAGAAACTATCGATTCTACATCAAATCCTTCAGTTCCTTTGTTATCAAAATATACCTTCGAATTAATGGAAAAATTATCAGAAGATCCATCAATTACAACACGATCTATAGTACCAGATCTGACATCGGATACATTAGCAATCAATCCATCGCCATTTCCAGGCATTCCAGGAATATAAAATCTTCTGGCGCTTTTTGGAATATCATTTTGATTGATAT